AGTGGCAGGAGGGTGGGGAGGGTGGGGGGGGGACCGCCCATCTTGAACTTTTAGGCTTGTAGCGTTGAGGTAAAAATCTGGTGCCCTCCAGGGAGAAAGAACATGGCAGATCCGGGAAAGCCACGAGCGCGGAAGAGCGGAGCGTTGACGAGTGAGGAACTTGCGGAGCGGGAGAAGCAAGCGAAGGAAATGGAGGGTTCGATTGAGCAGATGGCGGCGAATGGATTGACGCCGCAGGAGATCAGTTTGCTGACGGGGTTGAGTGCGGATCGGCTGTATCGGAAGTACAAGGGTCAGATGATGAAGGGCGGGGCGAGGCGGACGAACGAGGTCGCGCAAGCGGCTTACTTGATGGCGACGGGGGGGCCGGAGAAGAACTGGCGGCAGGCGGATGCGAGTATGAACAAGTTTTGGTTAGAGCGGAGGGGGGGGCCGATTTGGGCTCCGCCGAGGCCGGATGCGGAAGCGGGTCCGGACTTGACGCGGTTGAGTGTTCCGCAATTGATTGAGCTGGAGAAAGCCTTGCGCCCGTTGGCGCGCCATCCGGTGATGATTGATGCCGAGGTCGAACCTGCCGAGCCACGAGGCGGTGGTGGCGGAATTGATGAAAAGGGAGCTGGGGATCTCGTCGATGGAGGCGTCGGCGAGCGTGTCGACGGTTCGGGAGCGGTGCCGGAATAGTTTGGTGAATTTTGTTGAGGAGGCGTGGCCGATATTGGAGCCGCGCATGGCGTTTGTGAAGGGGAATTTGGTTGAGGCGATTTGCGAGCATTTGGAGGCGGTGAGCGCGGGGCTGATTACGCGGTTGCTGATCAATGTTCCGCCGGGGTCGGCGAAGAGTTTGCTGGTGAGCGTTTTTTGGCCGGCGTGGGAATGGGGGCCGAGGGGACTGACGAGTTATCGGTATATTTCGTCGAGTTTTGCGGAGAGCGCGTGCGTTCGGGATGTTCGGAAGATGCGGCTTTTGGTGACGTCGGATTGGTATCAACGTCACTGGCCGCATGTGGAGTTGACGCGTGGGGGCGAGCTGAGTTTTGAGAACACGCTGACGGGGACGCGGGACGGGGTTGCGTTCTCCAGTCTGACCAGCCGGCGCGGCGATCGATTGATTCTCGACGATCCCCACAGTGTGGAGAAAGCGGAGAGCCCGAACGATCGGGAGAAGGCGACGCGGCGGTTTCGGGAGAGCGCGGTGAACCGGCTCAACGATCAGGCGAAATCGGCGATCGTTGTGGTGATGCAGCGGCTGCACGAGGCCGACATCAGCGGAGTTATTCAGGAGTTTATGCCCGATTACGTGCAGCTGGTGATGCCGATGGAATACGAGAGCGGTCGGCATTGCGAGACGTCGATCGGGTTCTCGGACTGGCGGCGCAGCGAGGGCGAGCTTTTGTTTCCGCAGCGGTGGGGGCGCCAGGAGGTTGAGAACCTCAAGCGCGACATGGATAAATGGGCGTATGCCGGCCAGTACCAGCAGCGCCCCGCGCCTCGGGGCGGCGGGCTGTTCCCGTACAACGGCTGGGAGCTATGGCATCGCGGGATCGCGGTGACCTATGGGCGCAACGAGAGCCAGTACCCCGACTTCGACCTGATTGTCGGATCGCTGGACCCGGCGTTCGGCGAGAAGCAAGAAAACGACTATTCGGCCTTCATCGTGCTTGGGATCTGGACGAACCACAAGGGCGTGCAGCAGGCCATGCTGATGGCCTGCTGGCAGAAGCGGCTGGCGTTGAACGATCTGGTCGAGGAGCTGATCAAGAGCTGCCGCAAGCTGAAGGTCGATCGGTTGCTGATCGAGCTGAAGGGGTCGGGGATCTCGGTGGCGCAAGAGGTGACGCGGCTGACGCGGGACGAGGAGTTCGCGGTGCAGCGGATCGATCCGGGCAACATGGACAAGGTTTCCCGGGCGAACGCGCTGTCTCACCTTTGGGGTGAAGAGCAGGCCGACGGGAGCGTGCGCAAAGGGGTCGTCTGGTGCCCCGGTCAGACGCAGTCGAACGGGGCGGTCTGGCCTCGGGATTGGGCGGAGCTGGCGATGTCGCAGTGCGCTTCGTTTCCGAAGGGCAAGCATGACGACATTCCCGACGCCCTTTGCCAAGCGCTGAAGTTTTGCCGCGATCGGGGTTTGCTGAAGAAGTCGACGGAGGTTCAGATGGAGGAGTATGCCGAGCTGATGGCGTCGCCGCTTCCGCCGATGCCGCTCTATCCGATTTGAAGGCCCGCCGCCCCAGCAGCTGGTACTTGGGCATCACAGCGGCCGTGGCCGAGGCGGCGGACCGACGACAATTTGCACCAACTGCAAGTCTGAGTCAAGATGGCGCCCGTTCCGCTCTATCCGATCTAGGACGCGCGGCGGCCCGGAAGGTATGCGGACCGGGCTTTTCGGGGATCAGCCTAGCCGCGCGCGGTTGTTCTTGTACATGATTTGATCCGTTACGATCGTTTTTCTCGGTTTGTTCCTACTGCTTTCGGTGGTTGCGGGCGTTGGAAGGGGCGTTGGAAGATGACGCGGGCGGAGGCGATCCGGGCGATGGACCGGCGGACGAGGGTCCGAGTCGGTGCGTTCCGTAATCCGGAGAGCTGGGGTTATTGCGAGGGCGTGATCACGCACATCTGCCGTTGCGGCGTGGTTGGCGTCGAGGACGATGGCGGGACGACCTATTTCCGGCCGCAGCGGACTGTGCGGGCGGTGGGACCGGCCCCAGCGCCGGAACCGGCCCCTTCAGTCCATCCGTGAGGCGCGTTGGTGGACCGAACCTCCGGACTGTACACCTCCATCCTGGGAGGAAAAGCGACATGACGCTGATCCGGGTGTTCCCACGCAAGACGAAGGCGACGCCGGACGACGAGCTGGCCTATTTCGGACCTCCTGATTTGTTCGCGCGCGCCGACGAGGTGCATGTTTCGGTGGCGTTCACCTACGACAAGCCGAAGGCGGAATGGCTGGCCGAGCAATGGCGGCCTGTTGCGCCGGTCAAGGTCGGCGGCGTCGCTTATGGCGATCGCGGTGATGAGTTTGTCCCTGGCCGCTACATCAAGCCAGGGTACGTCTTCACCAGCCGGGGGTGCCCTCGGCGTTGCTGGTTCTGTTCGGTCTGGAAGCGCGACCCGGTTCCGAGGTTGTTGCCAGTCATCGACGGCTGGAACATTCTCGATGACAATCTTCTCGCCTGCCCGCGCGAGCATGTCGAGGCGGTGTTCGCGATGCTACGCGGGCAGAAGCGGCGGGTGGAGTTCACCGGGGGCCTGGAGGCGCTGGCCTTGGAGGATTATCAGGTCGATCTCTTGGCGAGTCTCACGCCTCGACCGAACATGTTCTTCGCCTACGATCCCGGCGACGAGTTCGAGACGCTGCGCTCGGCGGCGCGGCGGCTTTTGGATGCCGGGTTCACTGCCGAATCGCATCGGATGCGGGTCTATGTGCTGATCGGCTATCCCAAGGACACGATCAGCGCCGCCGTAGAGCGGTTGCGCGCTATGGAGGGAATTGGGTTCACGCCGATGGCGATGCTGTGGCGCCCGGAGACGCCGAGTCAGGAGAAATGGACGCCGGATTGGCGTTGGCGCGGGTTTCAGCGGCGGTGGGCGCGGCCTGCGCTGATTCATGCGCGTGCGGTGTAACCCCGATGGGCCTTTGGGCGCTGATTGTGATGTGGTGGCGGGCGCGGCAGCGGGACGTCGACATGGACGTTTTGTGGCCAATCTTGCTGCGGGAGGCCGGCGATCTCGATCGGGCGAAGGCGGCGTTTGCATTTCATGCTATGAATGACCCGGCTTGGCTGTGCCTGGGCGAGGAGCGCCTGCTCGCCTTCATCGACCGCCTGGAGGCCTATGACTGATGCCGACGAGCCGCCGTCTCTATGGAAACGCGGTTGATCAAATTGCCGATCGACTGACGGAGTCGCGCAAGCTCTTGCTTGAGGCGTCCAAGGCGATGGTGGATGAGCGCCCTGGCGAGGCGCAGACGTTGCTCGAACAGGCCGAGATGACGATCAGCGGCGCGGCGACGTTGGCCAAGTGGGCGACGACGCTCGTGAAGGAGGCGCGATGAGGATCGCGATTGTGCTTCTGGCCAATGCGCTGGTTTGGACGGCGCTTTGGCAGCTGGCGTCAGCGATGGCCGAGTTCCGATGACCTCGCCAGCGCGGCAGCGGTTGCTGGACTTGGCGCAGAAGCTGGAGGACAGGGTTCCTCTGACGCCGAAGGAAAAGGCTTTTCTCGTGAGCGCCCTGTTAGCGATCAGCTTAGGCGTGGACGCCAATGAGGCGCTCTGGCTTAAGGACCACAAGCCCAGGTAGCTCAGTTCGGTAGAGCGCTGCGTTGAAGGCGCAGGCGTCGGAGGTTCGATTCCTTCCTTGGGCACCAACCAACATGCCAGATTCATCGAGCGCTTGCGCGGCTCGAAACCGGGCGTGTTCGCTTTCGCCTATTGGCTCAACTCGCGCGGCTACTGGGTCGAGATTGCGCCGACCAGGGAAGCGCCGTGCGCGGCCGAGCACCCGCAGTACATCGACGGCGGCGACCTATTCGCCTGGAAGGATGGTCCGAGGCTGCGAATCGAGGTCAAGACGCTTGGCGTCACCTTTAGCGGCCGAAACGATTGGCCCTATCCCAATGTTTTCGTCGCCAGCGCGATGTCGGTCGATCGCGCGATCGGCGAGGTCTATGCCTGGGTGAGCGTGAGCCATGACCTCGCCGCCGCCGTGATGATGGAGGCGACGACGTTCGGGACATGGACCCGCACGACGAAGACCGCCAGCAACACCGGGAATGATGAGATCTTCTACGCGGCCCCGATGGAGAGGGTGAAATTCATCAAACTGGCTCAGAGTTGACACTAGTTGACACCATCTTGACGGTTTCTGCGGTTGGTGCAAGATGGCGGTCGCCAACCTTAAAGGGAGGCGCGTCAACAGGAGTAACGAATGGCCACAGTAGCCACGTACAAGGAGGTCAACGATCCGGCCTATCGGATCGATACGGTCGATCAGGCCAAGGAGCGCATTGCGGGGCGCTTCCATCGCAAGATCGAGCTGGTTCAGCAGATCAACCGGGCGAAGAGCGAACTCTATCTCATGGAGATGGATGACGCCTCCGATCGGTATCTCATCAAGGAGCTGAACAAGTCGCCGTATAGCTCGCTGAAGAGCTACTTCAAGGTCGAGGCCCGCAACCAGCCTGAGTTGCGGAACTAAGGGGAAGGGCCGCTTCGGCGGCCCTTTTCATTTCCGGGCCTTGACGTTTTGCAGTTCGTGCAAATATGGGAGGTTCTAACCACGGGCCTGCCGTGGAGAGTCGAAGATGTCTGCCCGCGCGAGCAATGGCGGTTCGCATACCGACGAGGAATGGCGCGCCCAGCTGCGCCGCCAGTTCCACCGCTGCCACAATCCGTTCTGTCAGTGCGACCTTCGCGCCGACGGCGTCGTCGTCCACCGCGATCACTTCGTTCCAGTGACCAGCGGCGGCACGGACGATATCGCGAATATTCGGGCGATGTGCGCCCCTTGCAATCTGCGCAAAGGCGCGAAAGCGTGGCGCGTTTTCCTGGCCGAGGAACGCGCCGCGCGCGGTCTCTGCCGTCGGGGCTTGCCCATCTGGCGGATCGGCTCCGTTCTGCTGTTCGCCCTCGGCATGATCAAAGGCCTCGTCGCCGTCCCGCTGGCGATCGTCTTCATCGGCTTCCTGTGCTTGGCCATGTTCGGCCTTGGTTGGATCTCCAGGCTGCTCAACGCCTTCCTCGGCGGCGCCGGCCTCGTGCCGCTGCTGACCTGGGCGTCGCGCGGTCCTCGAATCGAGCGCGTCGGCGCCCTGCTTGGGGCCTTGCTCATGGTCTTGCTGCTGACAGGGCAGGATTCGCGAATAAACGATATCGGTTTTGGCGCGCACGCCAAGCCCAAGCATGAGGCGGGTCCGATCGCGATTCCGCGCGCCGCCTCGCTGCCGCAGAAGGTGCCGTGGCCGCCTAAGAGGCCGTGGTATCTCGATCAACCATTCGGCTCACGACCGACCGGGTGAAGGGCTTTCCGGTGGAGCTGACGAAGCCCTGGTTCGCCAGGGCTGCGCGGACCGCGTTGAGCGACGCGCCGGTCTGGCGCAGCTGGCGCGCGATCTTCGTCATCGCCGGGTCCATTTCGTTCCAGCTGCGGCGCCCCTCGCATTTGCCGGTCGCAGCCTTTTTGCGCTCGCGCGCGCCGCGCAGCTTGGCGACCGTCAGCGCCCGGTCGAACTCGGCGACCGCGCCCAGGATCTGTCGGACCATATTCGCTGTTGGCGTGTCTTCGACGAAGCTTGCCGGCGAATCGACGGCGACCAACTCGACGCCGAGATCTTGAAGCATCTTCCAGCCGGTCTCCTGCACCATGAGATCGCGGGCGAAGCGGTTGGCGGTCTCGACCAAGATCGTTCGCACGCCGTTCCCGGCGATGCGCTGGAGCATGAGGCCGAAGCCCTCTCGCTGGGTGACCGGATCGGCGCCGGAGACGGCGGCGTCGTAATATTCGGCCACGATCTCGATATCGTTGCGCGCCGCGTAGTCGCGGACGGCGGCCTCCTGGCGGGCGAGCGAGTCCTTGTCCTGGCCGACGTTGGTGGCGGACGAGGTTCGGAAGTAGGCGACGGCTTTTTTCATGGTAGGCTCCTGTTGGCGACCGAGTCGCCTTTCTCCTGGTGACGAACGGGGGGCCGTCGCGAATCCGCAGGCGCGGCGGCCTTCTGTCCCGTATATAATAGATATCGATACGGGTTGCAAGTTCTGCAAAATTTGCGCAAGCTGCAAATTGTCGGGTCTCTCGTCCCGTCCGGGCGGCTTCCAGCGGTCACCCGCCCCCCGGATATCGCGAGTGGGGCCGCCCGTCCTTTTGGAGGAAACCAAGTGAGCGAAACGAAGGAAATTGTTGAACGATTGAACCGTCTGTTGAAGACGGTCAGCCGGGTGATCGGGCTCGATATCGAGGTCGAAGAATCCGGCGATCACCTGATTTTCATCGACGCGGACGGCGAGCCGATCACGAATGACGGCGAAGAAATTATCGCCGCGACGCCGCAAGAGCTTGAGGCGAAGACGTTCCTCGTCGACTTTCCCGTTCGGGCGTTCCGGGCGGGCATGATGGCCAAGTATCAGGACATCTCCAGGGCGAGGTCAGAGCCATGAGCGTCTTTCTGGACGAGCTGGACGAGCTGATCGAGTCGACGATCGAGGACGGCGAGATGACGAAGGACGCGATCATCGCCGATCTGGAGCTGAAGGTGGCGATGCTCAAGGAGGAGAAGGGCGACTCATGATCGAGATCGGACGACGCGGATTCATCACTGGGCTTGCCGCTCTCGTCGCCGCTCCGGCGATCATTCGCGTCGCGCCGCTCATGCCGATCTCGACGCGGCTCACGCCGCTCTACGTGCCGATCGATTGGCTCGCGGATGCGATCATCGACATGGGGAATCGGGTCGAGAGGACCGGGTTGGGGAAGCTTGAGAGGATCGAGTTGGAGAGGCTTGAGAGGATCGAGTTGGAGAAGCATGCGTGGTCGAGGCCGCTGGCGGACAACTGGATCAATCTCCGCGATTACGATCCTGACTTCGTCCGGCAATGGACCGGCAATGGCGAACTCACGAGTCCGGAGTATTGGCTGTCATGAGCGAACATCAGCTCCGCCAGCAGGCCAAGATCCGCAGCGCTTTCGAGGTGCGGCCCATCCTCGACAGGATCGCAGGCAAGATCGGCGAGTTCCACGGCGTCGTGCTCGGCGTCGGTCATACGCCCGAGGGGCTGTTCTTCATCAACCAGCTCGGCGAGATCGTGCGCGACGGCCCGGTGCACCTGATCGCTTGCAGCGAGGAGGAGATTGGGAGCGGCGAATTTTTGAAATATTTCACGCCGAGATGCTTCTATGCCGCGCTGTGCGAGGCCTTCGCCCAGGACTATGTCCGTAGGCAGATGGGCGGCATCAATTGACCTTCACGAATCGAGAGCTGGAAAAGTGCGCGGCGCGCGAAGTGGCGATGCGCAAGAACGTGTTCGGCAAACGGGGCATCGGCCCGAAAGAGGAGCGCGAGATCGCCCTGATGGAGGCAATCTCCGCGCATTTCAAAAAGCTTGCCGACCAAGCGCTGGCCGACCAAGCGCTGGCCGGACCGACTGGCGACTTTCCTCACGGCAAGCTCAGCCCTGATGACGAGGGCGGAATCAACGTCGCGCTCAGCCACTTTAACGCTCCGGACGGCACTCGCATGGTGCGGCTAGACTACGGCAAGGAGGTCGCGTGGCTGGCGCTGCCTCGCGAGCAAGCAGTTGCGTTTGCGTCTCTCATCCTGCGACATGCTGGAGTGGGAATCGAGATCGGAGCCCTGGGCGATGCCGGCGATCCTAGAGAAGGCGGTCAAAGCCATTAAGAAATCGAGCCCTGGCGTGAACCCGTGGGCTGTGGCGACGAGCACGCTGCAAAAGGCAGGTGAGCTGAAGAAGGGCACGAATCAGCCGACTAAGCTTGGCGTGAAGCGCGGCAAGATGACGCGCAAGGAGCGGCACGCGAAGCCGCTGGCGATCGGCGGCGCGGCGAAGGCGCCGCATCTCGGGAGAGTTGGGCGCCATGGCTGACGAAGAACCGACTCAGCCGCCGCCGCCCAAGGCCAAGGAGGTGGACGAAGGGCTCGCCGCCTGGGCGAATCTAGTCCACGACCATCTTACGGCGCAGAGCGGCGTCGATATCATCGGAAAGGCCGGCGGATCGGTTCTTTTCCGGTTCAGGGGGCAGGAGTTCGCGGTGACCATCCGCCGCGTCTCTTGACGAGTCGCCCAGTCGATGCGCGAAATCCCCGCCCGCAAGTAGGCGAGGAACCCCATGGCACAGTCACCACAACGTCCGGCGTCGCCCAGTAGGTCCGCGCCGCCCACCCGAGAACCGCCCCCGCGCCACCCGGCGCAGCCGCCGGCCGCCCGTCCTGGCGTCGCCCAGCGCGATCAGCAGCCCCGGCCCGAGCCGGAGCCCGAGAAGGAAGAGAGAGCTGTCGATCCGGCCGAGGCCGGTGCGCTCTTCCGCGCTGGTCACCGCCTCAAGAGACGGGGCGATCCCCCGGAGAAGTGGTTCGCAGCGTTCCGGCTGCATAATACGCTGGTGATCTGCTACCCGATCGATGACGAGATCGAGAAGCAGGTGCTGGATCAGGATCTGGTTCTCGCGGACGATCCGCCTACCCAGTGACATGACGGAGGTCCGCTGTGGCTGGACTGGGCGGACTCGGTGCGATCAGGCTCCCGCCGTCGCCCATCGACGGCGGCCCTGATGATTTTGATGACTTAGCGAGACGGTTCGCGCCGAAGACCATCAATCTCGACGCGGACGACGGCGATATCGACTACGACAAGGCGACCAAGATTGAGACCGAAGACGGCGGCGTTGTCGTTTTTGTCGGTCCCAGGCGCATCGCGAAAGAGGATACGGAGTTCGG